CTGAGTTCGTAGGGCGTTAACTCGCGCATCAAATGAATTATTTGTTCGGCTTCCGACAAAAACTCAGGCATTGTGAATGTTGTGTAGGTCTGTTGTGGTTTGAAGTTTTGGATTTTGGCGGGAGAATGAGAGGGGCACAACGAACCGTGAAAGAACGAACGCGCGCCGAAAGTTTTTTAATTGATTGATATACAAATGAATAAATACGAAAAACAAAATTATGTGCTTCTTCAAATCGTGATTCAGACTTAATATAGATTGAATTTATATTTAATTTATTGCAGTATATTTAAATGAACTGTATGCAAAGGTAACGTTTTGGTTTAATAGATGATAGGTTTAAGTACAATAAAGGCGGCGTAATTAAATATACGACCGCCTTTTTGTTGAATAAATGTATGAAAACATACCAAAGGTTACAATAAAGGTTACAAAAAAGGTTACAATTTTTGTTTGATATAAGTGTTTTTTAGATAAATATTTCTTTGTTACTTTGTGTTGTAATTTACAACTATGAGACAGAAAGAACTTATACAACTGCGTGACCGTAAAATCGTGGAGAAATTCCACGAACAATATGACGTGAAACGTAAGCGTATAGACGATGTTCTTGATGATTTGTCTGAGAATCACTTCTTTCTTGACCCTAAGTATATTTACTCACGCATATTCTACCATAAAGGAAATAATGAATATTATCAGAAACTTAATGAAAAGAAATAATATATGGAACTTGATTTATTGCAGAAAAATGTTTTAAAAGCAATTGATACATCATGCGCATTTGAAATGAAAGATATAATTAAAGTATATGAGGTCTGTAAGTCATTCGATAGAACTATTAATGTACTTAAGTTGTCTTCAGAACGTGCAATATCACTAAGTACTGCAATTGATTGGTTAGGATATAGATAATATAAATAACGGATATACATTGAGTTGTATATCCGTTATTGTTTATTGTAGTTCTATTCTGAAAGATGGATTAGCATCTTCAACTTGACCCGGTGTGCTTTCTCGAATGATACTGATATCTGTTACAGTTTCTTCATTGAAGTCATGCGTTGCAGACATATCATCAACTATGCACTGGAATGATATACGATACAAGTTCCCGGCATCGCCACTATCTTCACGCTTCATGTCAACACGTCGCATCTCGAAATAATTATCACCGGAAGTGGCGTGGAATAGTTTGTGTATCTCGGTGAGTTGCTTCAGGTAGTTTATTGCTGAATCTCTATTGATTGAACCTGCATAAGTATCTGAGAATGTTTCGTAAAACAAATAGAAGTCTATTTGCGTATTGCATAACTGGCCTTTCATACCTTTGTCATCTGCATTCAACAGGTTGAAAGCAATAAATACAGCCGGTGTTGGAAACGGTAATTCTGCAGTAAGGTAATTTACTTGTTCGTGCCAAAGGTCGCACCATTCAATTCCGGGAAGATTGTCAGTTATTTTCTGACTTAACTCTAAATATAAATCGCTCCAGTATTCCATATTATTACTTATTTAAATGCTGTTTAAATGATACTTCTAACTGACCTTTCCACCAGGAATCGAAGCCGGTCATCATTACTTTACTGTCACCCATGAACTGGCGTTTTGGTATTTTGATTTTTGAACCGACTTTCATCATTGCCATTCGCCGAAAAAACATTGCTTTTTGGCTGATTTCTTTATTTCCTTTATTTCTAAATGATGCTGATGTGCCTTCTTTACTTAGCTTAATCTTTCCACTAAATTCGTAGAATTTTGCCCAAAAGAACTTTTTCATTTGTGGAGTTACGGTAATAGTTCCACCATTGTTTTGTATTTCTGAATAGTCAGTTTTTGATTCAACCACTATACGTCTAATTGTACCTTCAGTTTTACGGATAGATTGCATCAATGTACCTGATTTATACATGGTACGTTTACCGGCCATTGGATTGGTAGTCTTTTTCCAAGGTACAAATGATGTATCGGTGAAACCTTCCTTTACAAAGCTTTTTTTAAAGAACTTGACCGATTCAGAACCCGCATACCGTGCAGCATCTTTGAGTAAATCTTTACCCATTGAAGAAAAATCCGGTATTTTGTATTTATTATCCATAAATGTATTATATTTGCAGCACTTCTAAGCTACGGCTGCGAAGTGCCAAAAAACAGGTTATAGACTTCGGTTTATAGCCTGTTTTGATTTACAGACCTTTCAAGAAGCTTGTAAAATCACGTTTTTGAACTTGTTTTCGGGTGATTTTACTTACTTTATTCCCCTTAATTATTATCACATCAGTGATGTTTTGGTTCATTTTATCAGTTAATTCACCACATAAACGCCGTTTAAGTATAACATCTAAGTCCGGTTTATTGTATGCTGTAACGTCTAAAATAGCGTATTTACACAACTGATCATCACATGCGCTTAATCTATTGGTTATAAACCTGGATAATGAGTTCTTTAGGTCAATAAATGTCTTTAAATCACCTAATTTGTTGGGTGTACCAATTCCTAACTCCGGATTTTTTACGCCGGTAACAAAGCCACTTTCAATATGATGACGTATATAGATATCAGTATTTAGCTCATCAGCCACTTTCTTTGCTGCAATAATGTTACTGCTCAGGTCGAATTGGTCAACAAAATCGTTTACCAATACTTTGTTTCCATTATCTGTGTCAATTACTTCGTTGTATGGAACATATTGTTTCATCATTTCAGCATTGCCCATTACTTCGGGATATGTATTTTCAGGTATGCTTTCAAAGTAACTGTGTTTGTCCGTAAAAATGCAACCTGAAGTATACGGATTGTTTGCCCACTTAGAGTCCAGGTTCACCAATCCGTTTTTTGTAGGTTCGTCAGTTGATTGTTCTAACCAACAGCGACATCCGGGGTCATAAGGTGGAGTTTCAATCCATTCAGCTACAGGTTTAGTAACGCCTTCGTTTTCTGCGTGCGTATCGCGAACGTTACCATCGCCCATTGTGCGATTAGTAAGGCATGGATAAATATCAACATCTTTCACAAACTGTTCGAAGTCTTTAGCAGTACTGGCTGAGTTTGCCGCAAACTTTTGCTCAACGTTGAGATAGGTTTCATTGTGCAATGCAACCAATTTCTTAGCATCTGTAATGAATGATTCTTTGTCCTTGCTGTTGGCACGTAAATCATCCAGTCGAGTCATTAAGTCGTTTGCTTTTGCACCTGAGAACTGTAACAAGTTCTCACGGAACTGGCGGGTTTTGTCATCGGTATAGTAACCGTTTCCCCATGCAGCTTCAGCTGACTTACTTAGTGCTGAATAATTCTTTAGCACTAAGTCTTTGTCTAAGTCTGACGGTTTTATTTCACCGTTATAAAGCTGTGTGGCCAGACGTTCGGTAGCAGCATCCCAGGTGGCTGCATGAATGTAAATAAACCCCTTCCCCTTCGGGTATTCCCCTTTAGCAAAGGGGAAATCTAAAGAATTTGCGCCCGCTACGGACGCATTAGGCTTTTTTTTTTGAGGGTCGTTTACAGGTGGTGGAGTTACACTGGATAAAATATCTCTTACATCAGTGATTGGTAGACCTGTAAGTTTAGCTAACTTTTCAGGGTCAAACTTGAAGTAAGGTGCAAGGTCTTTAACGGCTGTAATTTTCTGTGCTAATGTAAGACTCTCAGTATCATCCCAGTCAAATGTTAGGTTAGCTAATGGTGCATATACAGAACTCAACTTAACTAAACGAGGTATAATTTCTTCATTCAGGTAGAACTTTATAATCAACTTGTCTACTTGAATTCTATATTTCAATAGACGTTCATGTATTTCGGCTGCACCCACAAAACTTTTCTCATCGGTCATTCCTGTACCTCCAAGAATGCGTTTGCTCAATTCACTGTTGGCATGCGTGTTTAAACTACTGAATGATTGGTAACCATCGGCATTGTTGCCATCCGGTATTTCAATTTTCTCATTGCCTTTAAGTATGGCAAAATGATTTGAACGAAATGCCTGAAGCATTTTAAAAAGTTCTTGTGCCCTGGCATCGTCCTGACGGTCGGTAATTGCAAATATAGGAGGTACTCCATATTTTTCAATGTATGACATCCACGAACCTAAACCGAGTTTCTTGGCCAGGACTATCATGGCTAGTTCGCTCAACATGCCTAGTGTATAATCGTTTCCAATCTGCACGTAATAGTTAGCATATACGCCAGTTTTGTAACTCACACCGGTAGTGTCATATTCTTCCTTTATAACAAGTCCTTTGATTGGTAGAAAATTTGACTGAGGTATTTCTGTTACGCAGCTTAACTCACCTTTATCGTTCAACTCAATCATTTCGATAAGCTTTGTTCCATCGTAAATATGCATACACATCATTCTGATTATGTCAATATACCAGGGACGTTCAAAAAGTGCATGCGCATCTTCGTTTTCGGTTTTAGACTTATCAACGAATTTATATGGTGCACATTGAATTGGATATATACGGTTGTCGATACATGACATTAGGTGAAGGTCAAGCTTCATAGAATTATTGAAGCGCATCAACATTCCACGGCGTGGGTCATAGGTGTCTGTAGCCTGCATAATTGACATAGCCCAGTCATCTATTGTTTTAGAAATGAAATGTGTTGGCAGTTTTGTCCAGTCTATTTTACTTGCAGCTTCGGTACGCTTGTAGTACTCACTGAAAATAGTTCCGTTATTTGCTTTGCTTAAAACGGCTTCTACTGTTGCGTTAATTATTTTGTCTAAATACTTAGCCATAGTGTTTAAATGCTATTTAAATGAAGTTACTACTATTAGTTGTGTTGCCGAAAAGAACCGGTGTTGTGTTACCTGAATCATCGGTTTGAAGTGGCATGCCTACCAATGACATTGCACCGGATTGAATGCGTTCCAACTGTTTTGTGGCATCGGACATAAGTGTTACATAGTCTTCGGGGACTTTGCGTGCTGCGTTGCGTTTTACGGCACGATAAACGACTATCTGAGCAATGATTTGCTTTAATATTCCGCTGGCCAGTGGTATTGTTTCTGCAAATATCAGGTTAGTTTTATATCTGCCGGTAATGTATGAGATAACATACTCAATGGCCTTTGATTCGATATTATCCAATATATTTGTATTGCCTGCAATGTTGGCAGTGCTTTCATCTAAGAAGCGTTCTTGTATGACCGATGCAAGGTCAGTTTCATCAATGTATTTCATATAGTTATCTGATGTTGTAAGTGACTGTCATTTTACCTGTGCTCCATGATTGATCTGTTTCACGCCTGGTTGGCGTAGAGTATTTTTCGAGAGCTTCCAAAGCTTCAGTATCAGCATCAGGACTATCATCGTGTTCGGTACTACCTTCTTCGACTGCGCAAAGCTGCATTATCCCAACCTGAGTATCTGAATGGCTTTTCAACTTGTCGCTATAATAAATACGTCCATTTTGGTAGTATGGTTGTTTGGTAATCATACGCATGAGCTTGTTTACCTTAGCAACCATTACTTTCATAAGGTTAAGGTAAATACCATATTCCCATTCTACCTCATCAATGGCGCGTTGTACCTCACCGTTCCAGAACTGTGATTCATATTGGAAAATTACATTCGTACCATCAGGAAGTTGTTTTTTAAACTGGCACATCCATGCTACTGCCTGTTTCATTTTTGATTGTTTGACATAGCAGTCAATCAGCCAAAAGTTATTATCAGTTGATAAACCCCATGCCTTGCAAGCATTGTAGTCTGATGTGTCATTGTCGGTATAAGCGATATCCCAATGAACAATGATCATTTTAAACTCATTCAGTTCGGGCATTTTACCCCACTGTATTTGTTTTTCGCTAAATACCTTACCCTGTAAAATTGATTCGTGTAAATACTCGGAATAGGCTGCAGGAATACCCATATTTTTTTCCTGAATCATATAATACTCCGGTGTGTACATGGCAGGCCATGTAGGTTCATAGGTTACTTTGTTGTATGCTTTCACCTGGTTTACTTTCCAGTCTGGGTGTTTTTCCTGCAGTATGGTTTGGGTCATAACCCTTGCAAACTTATTGTTGGCATACAGTAACCGGCGTTTGTTTCCGGTCATGGTTGGCAGGATGTCGCGCTCAATTTGTTCGGCCTGTTTACGCATGCGTTTGGGGTTACCGATTGTATCAGGTGTTTCCAAATCATCAATAACCCATAGGTTGGGGCGACGGTGTTTGATACGTACACCACGCACTTTCTTTTTTATACCGAAAGCCTTGCCAATAAAACGTTGGTCTAAGGTATTGAAATTTCCGAACTCCCACGAACCCTCACGCTTTTGCGCTCCAAAATCGTGAATGAGTAACTGGTTACCTTCCAACTCGGCTTGTATATCGGCTAATAGTTCCTGAGCGCGCTCAACAGAATCGGACATTAGGCAAAGAAAAACATCCTCACCACGCATCCACAACCACAATGGAATGATGACATCGCACCAAACAGATTTAGCAGCTCCACGAAACCATTCTATGAACATTATAATCAGATCATCGTAGGCTACTTCATTGGCTGCCATTTTTTGAAACTCGGCACATTCGGCAGTGGCGTAGTGTGGTAAATATGTCTCAACCATGTAGACAACATCCAGTATTGCCCGCTTTTTTCGTGCCTGTTGTTCTGCTTTAGTCTCGAATGGGTTTACATCGTTCGACTTGCTTGTAATGTCAAGCTTTGCGAGGTATTGTTCGGCTAATAGTTTGTCCTGAACTCTTTTTGTTGCCATTTAAATGCTATTTAAACATTTTATTGTTTTGTTTTTCTAACAGAAATGATATTTTATTACGATAATACTCTAACCAATACTGATGCATTTCTTGCGCCGGTTTATAGGTTATATGATCATCCAAAAAATACATAGTTTTGAATACTTCAGTGTAGTATCTTAATCTGATAAAATCGAATATAGATAGTTTCATGTTACCCTAGCTCCTGTGTCTTTTTGCGAATGTAGTATTGTTGGAAAGCGATCGTTTTCTCAAATAGTTCGGGGTCGTGTTGGCGCATGTCGGTAAACAGATCGTCCATCATGTTGATGAGTTCTCCAAGTGAGTACTTGTTGTTTTTCTCCATATCGCGCAATGTTTTAGCCCACTTTGCTGAATTATCAGATAAACAATTGGCTTCAGAACGAAGTGTTGACTCTAAACTTTTATTTGCTGTTCTTACTGCAGTTGCTATTTCACCCTCAATTTCTAACCGGCGTTCTGAGTTTATCCGGATGATTTGACGGATGTTTTCAGCTTCAGTGCGTGATGACTGTTGCCTGCCTTCGCGTTGTTCCTTCCAACCGCCTGTGCGTGCCCAGTCCGAAATTGTCTGTTCGGTGAGTCCTAACAGTTCAGCCGTTTCCTTTTGGGTTTTTCCCTGGACAACTACATACTCATATCCAGTAAACTTAAGCTTTTGATATTCGGCATCCGTAAGTTTTGGCTTCCGGTCAATCTTTTTTCTTACAGCCTTGTTTTTTCTCATTTTTTGCTCTGATTTTTATGCAAAGTTGTACCTATTTACGTGGAAAAACAAAACATGATTTTATCTACAATAAGAATTTTATGTTCTACTAAATGAATTTTATTTTGTACTATAAAATTCGTAAGTACATGAAAACGTGATTTTTATCTACATAAATAACGCTTTACATTTGTTGCCGATTCGATTATGAAACAACAAATTTTAGAGCTTATGCCAGGATTGCAAATTAGTATTAAATCGGAAGGAACGGTAGGTCGCGTTGACATTATTGGAAACATTTCGGAATGGGGTGATAATAATGCCATTGATTTCAGGGAACGATGCCAGGAGGTAAAGGATGCCGGTGCTACTTCGTGCCTGGTTTATTTGATGACAAATGGCGGTGACTGTTTTCAGGCCAATGAAATTGTAAACATACTCATAGAAATTTTTGGTTCGTATACCGGTGAGGGTGGTGCAATTGTAGCAAGTGCCGGAACTTATATTGCTGTGAATGCAACTTCATTCCTGATGGCTAAGAATGGTCAGTTTATGATTCATAAGCCGGCTGGTTCAGTTTATGGAACTGAAACTGATATGGAGAATTATTTGAAGTTGCTCAAGAATATGACAATTTCATACTATGGTTCATACAAAGCAAAACTAAAAAAGCCTGAGCCTGATTTCCTAGCTAAATGGGATGGTGGTGATTTTTGGATGACAGCCCAGGAAGCAAAAGACTGGGGTTTTGTAACTGAAGTAAAAGAACCGGTTAAGGTTACCCAGGCTTTGGCCGCATCAATTAAAGCCAGTGGTTCGCCGCTCGACTTCTCACCTGAATATATTATTTTAAACCAAAATAAAGATAACGAAATGAATTTACAAGCTATTGCTCTCACGCTTGGTTTGGCTGCAACTGCAACTGAACCTGAGATTACTGCTAAAATTGCTGAAAATGCAAAGAAAGCCGGTGATTATGATGCCTTAGTAGCTGCTACAGCTCAAAAGGAAAAAACTGAAAAAGCGGCTAACATCAAGGCAGCCCTTGATAAAGCTGAAAAGGAACACCGCATTACTGCGGACACTCGCGCCAACTGGCAGACTATGCTCGAAGCTAACTACGAAACTACTATCAAGGTTCTTGAAGCTGTTCAGGTAGTGAGTGCTTTGTCGAGTGAAATTGTGGTGTCTGCTGAAAATGGAACTAAGACTTACAACGGTAAGTCGTACGAACAATTGGAGGCTGAAAATCCTGCATTGTTAGCTGATTTGGCAGAAAATAAATCGGAAGTATTTGCGGCTTTATTTGCTGATTGGAAAAACAGAAAAGGTATTAATTAATTTATAGGAGATTAAAAAAAATGGTATACACTGAAGGTAACTGGCTTAACCAGTATGTGTCTCCAAAGTTGTTGGATGAATTCCAAAACATGGATGATGCGTTTATTCAAACGCTTGGAAAACCTGATGAAGGTGCAAAAACATCTGATGGTTTGAAGTTCAATAAACTTGAAAATAACGTTCAGTTCTTTGTGGACAACACTGAGGACTTTACTGATACTTCAATGCCAGGCGGTAAGGGATTTGTTGCTTGGGAGGTTTACGATACAGCTCCAACCGCTGTTACTGATGCCGAAATGAAGGCATTGTCATTTGACAAACGTAGTTCCGTAAGAACTAAGCATTCAGAAAAGTTTAAAATGGGATTTCGTGACCATGCAATTTGGAAACTTGCTCCTTCGAACGATACAAATGTAAAAATGCCAGTGATGCGTACTACCGGTGCTAACGATGGTACTGGTCGTAAACGTTTGACATTTGAAGATTTGGTTAACTATCTTCAAAAGGTGAAAGCATTGAACTTGGCTGACCCAAATCAGATTTACATGGTTCTTTGTGCAGAACATTCAGGTGACTTAATTCTTGATACAAAAACAGCAGCATTTTTCGCATCGAATAATGTGTTCTTTGACCCAACAACGGGTAAAGTTCGCAGTGTATTGGGCTTCAAATTCTTCGAAAACAATGCTTCTGTTGCTTATACTTCGGCCAATGTAAAGAAAGCAAAAGGTGCTGCACTTGGTTCGACTGATAGATATGCATCTGTGTTCTACTATGCTCCAAATACTGTTGCATGGATTGACTCAGTAAAAATTCTGTACTCGCCTGAAACTACCGATACAAAAAGTAAATCACCAACATCAAAATTCCGTTTGCAAGCTTACGGTATTGTTGATCGCATTCAGGATGTTGCAGTTGGTGCATTGATTAGCGGTATTGTACCGTAAGCTAACACCTCTATAACTTTCCCAAAGTTGAAATAAACTTTGGGAAAGTATATGTAAAAAACATTAATATTCATTTTCATTCAACATAATAATGGAAACAAAGAAAGCCGAATTAAAAGTCCTAAGTAAGGATGAACAAAAGGAAGTGGCAAAAGATATTTTAAATAGATATTCTGATGCTCATAAGGTGATTGTGGCCAGCGACGGTCAGGCATTTATTTCAGACCAAAGCGATGCTGCTGCTAAGAATCACAGTAAGGTGAATTCGTACGGTAAAGAACTGAAGTTAGAAACGTTTACGCGTGATGATTTCGAATCGAAAGCCGAAGGTAGTAAAGAGAAAAAAACAGCCGATGAAGTGATTGCACTTATTGAAGCTGCCGAAACTGCTGAGGCAGTGAATGAACTTGCTGCAGGTGATGCCCGCAAAACGGTGATTGCTGCTGCTGCAAAAAAACTTGAAACTTTAAAAGCCGCTGAATAATGGGAACGTTTACAGGTGCTAATATAAACAAGCTTAACGGCGGTTTGGGTCGCTCCACTGATAGTCAGGATAGGGTTATTGTACTGATATGTGGTGTCACTCCAATAGCCGGTAAGGTTGTTCATAAAACAGTAATCGAATGCCTAGACATTACAAGTGTCGAAGCGTTGGGTATTACTGCTGCATCGGATAATAATAACAGTGAACTGGTTCACTACCATTTGGACGAAATGTTCAGGTTGTGTCCGGGGTTCACGTATTATTTGCTTCCGGTGGTGAAAACGACAACCATTGCTGCTTTGGTAGCTGATGATGATGTCAAAGCTGCTATTCGTGGTGTAGCTGGTAGAAATGTAATAGGTATAGCCGGTATTGCTTCATCTACTGTTGACGTGATCAATACTGATGCATTGGCATTACAGGCTTGGGTAAATGCCTTCGCTACTGAAAAGATTCTGATTGATGGTGTGTTCCTGGAAGGGAAGGCAAAAGCTGCTAATGCGGATTTTCATAATACCGGTACTGATCTATTCGATTTGCGTACGCTTGCAGCTCCTAATATCAGCGTAGTTGATATGCATGACCCTGCTCAGGCTTCTTTGAATGTTGCTTATGCAACTCATGGTGCTGTGGGTACTGTGTTGGGTTCTGTAGCTGTACGCAAAGTGCATGAAGACTTAGGTTCTGTAAATATTGAAAATAAGCCGTCGGCTAAAAAGGGAAATGAAGCTTTTTCAATAGCCGATGCAACCCTTGGAAAATGGACTAGTGCGGCTTTGAGTGATGGGACTTTGTTTTCGGCATTGTCAGGGGCTCAACAAACTTCGTTGAGTAATAAAGGATATATCTACGTCGGTAAATTTGAGCAATACGATGGTTGGTATTTGTCCGGTTGTCCAACGGCAGTTGAAGCAACAAGCGATTATGCTTTCTTTAATTTCAACTGTATCTGGAATAAGGCTGCACGAATCATTCGTACTACTCTGATTCCGCTTGTACGGTCGAAAGTTCCTAAAGAAACTGATGGTACAATTAAAACAACATGGATTAGTGGTACACAACAAAAAGTAGTTGATAAATTGACTGCAAGTATGGTGAATATTGGTAATGCTGATGCTGTTGACGTGTATATCAATCCGACTCAAAATGTAAACGCGCAAACGCCTATGGCTGTAACTGCACAGGTACAGGTAGGTGATATTGTTCACGAATTCAATGTCGATTTAGGTTTAACTTCTAAAATTTCATAATCATGACTGATACTAAAAAATATACAACCATTGTAAATAAGTTCGGTTTGATGGCCGGATGGAATGCATTGACCGTAAATCTTCTGGGTCGTGATGTGGAAGGTATAACCGAATTGAGCTATGATGACACCATGGAAATGGAAGGTGCTCGCGGTGCAGGGATGTTCTTTGTCGGTTACGGTGAAGGTAACTATGAAGCTAAATGCTCCATAACCCTTTTCAAAGAAGAATGGGACGCTATTCAGGCAGCATTGCCAAAAGGGGCTTCAATTACCGATGTTCCACCATTTAATATCATTGCTGAGTATGAACGTGATCGTGTAAAAACTACCGATATCATTCCGTATTGCAAGTTTAAAGGTCGCGGCGTAGCTGTAAAGCAGGGTGACAAGACTATTGCTTACAAATGCGATTTAGCTGTGTTTGGTAAAATTGCCTGGAACGTATAAGAACCCCTAAAGGGAAATAAGAAACCGTATCCGGCGGAATTAAGACGAATGCGTCAGCCGTCCGGATACGTTTAAACAGTATTTAAGCTATTGATTTTACAACAAAATTTTACGATTATGAAAGGACATTTTAAATTCAAATTATTGCTTTTGGTGGCTGTTATGGCTACTTTATTTTTCTCGTTTGGTAACGCCCAGGCGTGTAGTACGGTAATGCATTATGCACAACATATTTCGCCCAAACATATGGTAGAAGCTGCTGCTTCGTTTGCTGTCGTACCGTTAGCAAGCTATGTAAAGGATAATTGCACTATTTCAGTCAAAGAACTTGGTGATCTGACATCTCAATTTGGTAAACTAAAGATTCTTACCGTGGTGTTGGAGGCTCCAACTTATGATGAATCAGGCACTTTGATAGAACCAGGAGAGTTTTATAGTTATGCAGTTAAACGTCCAGACCCAGGTACCATTAAAATGATGATGAATTATGCTAAATCCGGTAAGACTGACGAATATATTGAAGCATTCATAAAGAACCTGATAGTAGGTGGAGATGTGGAGGCTCTTAAGACCAACGGTTTGGTTTATTTAGGGCTTGCTTCGGAGGTTGATAATTTCCTGAAGCCATACGGAAGTTTTTTAGACAAAGCATAAGGCGCGAACAAATACAAGATGATGATTTAATCAGTCAGGTCGATGCCATAATCAGGCACGAATACGGCATCGACCCTGATACAATCACGTTTGACAAGTGGTGTAAGCTTTATGCTGAATGGCAATATATCACCAAAGTAAACCACGCAAACCAAAAGGCTGCCCTAATCGATGCTGCAGCTGAAATTCTCAACGCAATAAACAGTAATGTCAGCACAAACAACCAGTTGGATACTTGAATTAGTTGATCATATTTCTTCACCTATGAAGAATGTGGTTACTCATTCAGTCAATGCGGCAAAAGGAGTTGAAAAAGTTGGTACTGAAGTAAACGGTTTAGCGGGTAAGATGAATGGAATCGCTAATCTTCCAGGAAAGATTTTAGGCGGTTTGGGGATTGGTTTCGGAATGTTTCAGTTCATCTCTATGATGGACAAAGGCATTGAAAAAGCTCACGAATTACATGCAGCTGAAGCGCAAATTGAAGCCGGTCTAAAGAGTACCGGTTATGCTGCAGGAATGACCATGCAAAGTATTGGAGATATTGCAAAACAAATCAGCTCAAATTCAAAATTGAGTAGAACTGATTTATTATCCATGCAGTCTATCCTGGTTACATTTCCGGATATAACTTCAAAAACTTTCGGTACTGCGTCACAGGCTATTGCGGATATGAGTGTCCGTATGAAACAGGATTTGAGTTCTACGGCTGTTCAGGTTGGAAAAGCACTTCAAGATCCTGAACGTGGTATTACAGCACTTAGAAGGGTTGGGGTAAATTTCAACAAAGAGCAAACTGAAGTTATCAAAAACTTAGTGGCCAACGGGAAAAAAGCTGAAGCGCAAACTCTGATTCTCAAAGAGCTTAATACTGAGTTTGGCGGTTCTGCTAAAGCTGCTTTTGATGCTGACCCATTGGCACGTTATAATAAGGCTGTCGGTGGAATTCAACTACAAATGGGTGAAGCGGTTGTTGGAATACAAAAAGTGTTAGCTCCAGGCTTAGAAAGTATCGCTTTGTTTATGAAAGATATTTTTACCAGAATTGGTGAAAATATGCAGCCGGTAATGACTGCTATTGCTCCGATATGGGATACAATTTCTTTAGTTTTCAAAACTGCATGGAACTACATTTCAGAATTTTTGGGTGAAGTGGGTGGAGTTCTTGAATTTCTGACCGGTACAAAATCAACCGGTGATGGTGTGGTTGATACCATGCGGACAATAGGTGCTGTACTTGAGTATTTGAGTTATCCAATAAAAGCCCTGGGTGATATGCTTGTTTTTGTTATTGACAAATTCGGTTTTGTTGCTATCGGTTACGGAATTATTACGGCGGCACAATGGCTTTGGAATATAGCTATGGATGCCAATCCTATCGGTTTAGTGATTGCCGGCGTTGCGTTATTGGTCGGAACTATTATGTATGCCTGGGACAAATTTGGTGTTTTTCGCGGTGGTATTATGGCAACCTGGGAAACTATCAAAGGTTTTGGAAATATCATTAAGGAATACGTTGTTGATCGCATTAAAGGAATTCTATCCGGATTGGGTGGACTGGCAAAGGCAATAGGACAATTATTCTCAGGAAATTTCAAAGAAGCCTGGGCTACAGCAAAACAAGCCGGTGCTGATTTATTAGGTGTTACAGCTGATCAGAATGCAATAAAAAATGCTGCAGCTGCCGGTAAGAAGATTGGTTCGGCTTATCAGAAAGGAGTTTCTGAAGTTGATGCTATTGATAAGAAAAAAGCGGCAGATACTGAAGCAAAAAAGAAAAAAGACACAGACCTTTCAAAAGATAAAACATCGCCAATCATTCAACCAACTGCATTAGGTAGTGGTGGAAAAGGCGGTTTATCCGGTTCTGGTGGTGGCGTTGGTGGTGTGAAAAGCATCACGCAACGGATTGATATTAAAAATTACTTCACTGTGAGTGAAGGAAGCGATGTGGAAGCCATTGCGGAACGTGTGGTAAGAGTTATAAATGACCGGTTGAGAGATGCAACGGTAGCACTTCAGTAATTATGAACGAATACAGACCGCTTGGAATTGGAATTGATACGGCAATAAATTTGCTGGGTGAGGTTTTTGGTGTTGCTGTATATCATATTCCAGGAACTGAAAAAAGTTCGGTTGATGCTGTTTATAATGTTAGTATTGAGAATATAGTTGCTTATGATCGGATGAGCCAGTTTGGTACACCGGTAGTTGGTACTTTCTGGGCTATTCCTGGCGATGTTCCTTATAAAGTTTATAGTGTTGACGGCAAACTTGTTGACAAAGATTTTACGGAATTTGAATTTCCAGTCGCAACGATTGTAGATTTTTCAAGGAATAAGAATATCACCAAAACACCAACGATTGGAAGCGGTGGCACAGTTAAAGAGATATTTGGATTTGATGACTGGAAAATCAATATACGCGGACTATTACTCGATGATTATAGTCGCGTGGGTCAAAAGTCAGCAAAGCAACAGCAGTATTTTTTAATTCGGATGCATGAAATTGCAGGTAGTATTAAGGTGAAAGGAAGAATTTTTGAAGAAAAGTACATATCACGTATTGCTATTGAAAGTTTGTCGATTAGTCCGGTACAAGGTAAACCAGGACTTATTCAATATGAAATGCAATGTTCCAGTGATGAAGATTTTTTAATCAGTGAAGTATGACAGTTGCTTTTTATGGTGAAATTGAATTTCCGGCTACCAAGGTTCGAGGTAAATTACTGATTCGACGATTCAGCAAGGTTAAGATAGTTAGCGGATTTAAGCAACTGACAAGCACTTGTGATATTGTTCTTCCACGAAAGGTGAAAGATTTTGACCGGCAAAAGGTAAATGAAGTTTTTCAGGCAGGCGACCCAGTAATAGTCCGGATGGGCTACGATGGCAATACACCTGAAGAATTTGCAGGATATATATTTTCTGTGACAACCGGTGTTCCGGTAATGATTAGATGTGAAGATGAAATGTATAAGTTGAAGCGTGAAACGGTAAGTATATCCAAAGCGTCGTGCAACTTAAAACAACTATTAACGGCCATTGCTCCAGGATATGCAATACAATGTGATGATGCTCCTATCGGTTCTGTGAGATATTCAAAAAAACTGATCAGTGAGATATTGGATGATTTACAAAAGAAAATGGGCTTTTATTCCTATTTCCGTGGTAAGATATTAGTTTGTGGCCGAACCTCAATAGATGGTGGTCAACGGGTAAAAATAGTGATTGAAAAGCAAGCTTTAGAATCGTTGAAAGAACGAAATGTTGAAAAGGTTTATGTAAGAGTTGAGTCTCTTCAGACAAATGGAAAGATGTTGAAGGGTGAGAAAGGTGAAAAGAAAGGCAATACAATCACTATTAAACAGCCGAATCTTACCAAGATTGAAATTGAACGTATAGTGAATGGTGCTTACGATAAAGCGATACAACCCGGACTTGATGGTGATCTTACTTTATTTGGTATTCCACGCTTGCAGCATGGAATGATTGCAGACCTAACAAGTGTGCTTTATCCAGAAAAGAATGGAGCCTATTACATAGATTCAGTAACAAAAGAAGCTGATACTAAAACTTACCGGCAAGTGGCAAAATTGGGTAGCCGGACAAACTAAATCAAAATGATTTATAATGACGCATTTTAAGCGCGTCTAAGCAAAATTACAACTATGGGTTTGGAAACGGCGGCAGATGAATTCATGATGCTATTTAAACGGCATTTAAGCAGCAATTCACAGGCTCAAATACGATGGGTAACATGCAAGTCGGTGGACTGGGATGCAAAAACAATGGAAGCTGAAGGAATGAGCGACGAATTGGCTTATTATGATGTTGCCCTGGGCTTCGGTTCATGCAATACAAAACCGGTCGTTGAAACTGATTGTATTATTGGAATTCTGGAAGGCCAGGAATCAGTTGCCTGGTTGATCTATGCCAGTGAAACGGAACTGGTAGAATTTAATGGAGGCGAAAACGGCGGTTTGACGAATACTCCGGAACTGAAAACGCAGTTGGATAAAACCAATGCAGTGCTTCAGGCAATTATAACGGTTTTATCGGGAACACCGATACCGGAACCTGGAAGCGGCTCACCAAGTGCATTGCAAACAGCTTTGAAAGCAGCTATCACAGGAAAACAACTTGGTGACTTTGGTCAAATTGAGGATAGTAAAATAACGCATTAAACCCCTCCGCTACGCTCGTCCCCTTTGGAAGGGGACAGTAAGAAGGAAAAAATAGATTATGAATAAGGATAGAAAAGGCATATTATTGACTGAAAACATGGGATTATCCATTAGGGTTATCCGTGATTCTTCGGGCTTGATTACTTCAGGTATAATGGTTGGTGCGTGTGTTGATCAGGAAGTTGTTTGTGTACTTAAATCAAGGCCTTGCGATTTTAAAGAAGACCCTATACTCGGACCGGGACTTACGCAAACTATTAGAAGTAAGTACTCCAGTTCTGAAATTGAATTGAGAATAAAACAGCATTTAACCCGTGTCGGTATTGACTACGAGGACTATAAAGATAGATTAAACATTACAACGAATTGACCCCAAATCCCAAAGGGGCTTAAAAATAAGAATTATGGCAGACTACAAGAAAGCAATCGCAAAAGTCCTTCTTAATGAAGGCGGGTATGTGAATGATCCGGATGATGCCGGTGGTGAAACATACAAGGGTATTAGCCGTGTATACTGGCCGAAATGGTCGGGTTGGGCAATTATAGACATTTGTAAGAAAGATGGTAAGAACTTCCCAAAGAACTGCTATACTAATCCAACTCTCAGCGATCTGGTGACTGGATTCTATAAGTTGAATTTTTGGGATAAAGTAGGTGGCGATGGTATCCGTGATCAATCAATTGCAGACATATTAGTAGATGCTGCAGTTCTTGAAGGTACTGCAGCCGGCATAAAACGCGCCCAGGAGATTGTGGGTTTGGCTATGACAGGCATTGTGTCTCAGGATTTAGTAACGAAATTAAATTCATTGGTATAACCCCTCCGCTTCGCTCGTCCCCTTTGAAAGGGTACATTAGGAAGATTAAAAAGGAATTAAGTGTATGAGAAAGATAGTGTTTTTGTTGTGTTTTGTTTATTGTTTGTTTTCTTGTGTTCATGCCCAGGTAAGTCATGGAAGTGATTCCACGGCTTACTATCGGCAGAAACTTGCAAAGGCAAATGATAGTATTAAGGTTCTCAATCAAAGAACTGTAATGAGCTCTCGCGACTTTGTACGAATTTATAAGTATGAAAGGTTGCTGAAATACTACCGTATTTGCAAAAAGAAGCCTACACAGTGGAAGTATTACAAAGGTTGGTCAACTAGAGTATTTGAACAATAAAAGATAATCTATATGAGACAATTTGTAACAAATTTCCTGAAGACATACGACTGGAATTCATTTGAAGATTTCGCGTTATCAATTTTCCCATCGTACAAATATCAGTTACACGGTGCTGTATTGACTATTTCGGCTCTATCCGGTGTGATCAACTATTTGTTTGGTATTACACCGGCTTTGGCTATTGCCATGTTCTTTGCCATTTTAATTGAGGTTAGTACGGGCATAAAAGCATCTAAGCGAAAGGGAGATAAATTTGAGTCATTAAAATTTTCAAGATGTGTCATCAAGATACTTGTTTGGTTGGCTATACTTTATATAATTAATGCATTCAAGCGTGAATTTCAGGATTCTAAAAACTTAATAGATATAGCAGCTTATGGCTTCTTTAGTTTTGTTTTTGTCGCTTGTCTCACCGGCTTCCTGGTCGAATATGTAACTTCTATTCTCGAAAACGTATCTGTTCTAAAAGGACGGGAGAAAACAGCCATTATCGAAGCTATTCAGGGAGGTTGGTCTAATTTATTGTCAAACATAAAACCGAAGAAAAATGAAAACTAAAATTATATTATTGCTAATGATAGCCATTACCGTGGTGGGATGCAAAACTGTGAAGCAAGCCCAATCGGTATCTCGTACAAATACGACGCAAAATAGCACAGTAAAAGCGTCGAATGTTCATAATAATGATATTTCGTTGAAAGTTGACAGTTCAAAACTGACAATTGACAAAGGTCAAGTATCTGAAATAGTGAACGAAGAAACGACTACAACTAATTACTCGGCTCCTGACTCGGTAGGAAAACAGCATGTTACTTCGGTGACTACCACAAAGCGTGGTATTGCCAGGAATGAAGCTAAAAACCTGCAGGAAAAAAAGCAAAATAAAACTAACCTGGTTGATAAGTCGAACAATAAATCCGACTCGTCAGTAAATAATAAAACAAGCGTAAAAAGTAGCGATAATCAAAAGGTTATCGCTACTACGTCCACCAAAACACCTGCTTGGATTTATATAGTAGTTGTTGTGATCATAATCATTGTAGTTCTTTTTTACCGTAAATCAAATTGGTTTATTTCGATAGTAACAAAGTTTAAAAACCTTTTGAGCATTTTCAAATGATAGTTCTTGAACATCAATCCATTTTCGACCTGGCTGTTATTTGCGCCGGTTCTGCTGAGGCGGCTTATGAGTTAGCTGTTGTAAATGGATTGAATGTGACGGATGATTTACAGGCGGGTGACTTTTTGGACATTGTGGACGTGATTAATGCTGATATCGCGGCTTATTACAAAAATAAAGGCATTCAACCGGCAACGGCATTAATTGAAGCTGCTGAGCGTGTAGTTATGGCCGCTGACGTTATTATCCGTGATGAAAATGTGTTGCAAGGTAATTTCATACCAGTTCTTGAAAATCAAAGTTTTTTTGATCTGGCTATTCAGGAATGCGGTTCTGCTGAAGCGGCCTATCAATTGGCTGAGGTTAATGGATATGATGTTACTGATATGCCGGCAACCGGAACGAAACTAATGCGTATAGCTGCGTTAAAAACAATGGTAGTAGCCTTTTACAAACAAAAAGGTTTATATCCTGCATCCGGAATTATTGAAACGATTGATACTGATTATCGGACATTTGATTTCACATTTGATTTCACTTTTTATTAAAAAAACAACATGGCAAAGAGCGCAACGGAATGGAAAGAGGTTATTGGCAATTATTACATGTCATTGTCTGCTGTTCAAACGATATATAGTTTAACGAGTAACGATCTATTGAATGGTTTTTCAAAAACCTTTTCAATCGTTTCTATTGAGAACCTGGTATTTTATGCCATTGGTTACGCTTGTTTCCTGATTGAATCAATTGTGGAGACGGCACAAACGGCCATTCAGGCCATTGTCGATAAAAACTATATCTGCAACGATGCCTATTGGCATGATGCGCTTGCTGCTTTCCAGAGTGGTGATAATTTAGTACTGAATTCCACTACCAAGCGATATGAATACAGTGTTATAGATTCTTCTAAGCAAATAATCAAGCGGGTAGCCGTACGTGAGAAATACGATACAGATGATTCAAATAAATACAAAGTGTTTTTATATGTTGCCGGCGAAAGCAATGGCGTAATATTGCCGCTTACTAATCTCCAAAAGGCTGAAGTGGATACTTATGTTTCAAAGATAAAGTATGCCGGCGTGTTGACAAAACTTGTATCAGGCGACGGTGATACGCTTGATATTGCTTTGACGGTAAATTATAACCCATTGTTGCTTAACTCAAATGGTGAACTTATCAACGATGGTAGTAAACCGGTTGATCTGGCCGCTGATGGTTATATCGTTGACCTAAATACAAATTACTTTAAAGGTAATTTAAATGTGACCAAGTTCGTAGATAAAATTCAAGCGGCCATAGGTGTTGTTGACGTGAAAATTACAGGTCTAAGCATTAATACAGTGGTTAAGACTGAGCTATGGGGAACGTACGAAAGTACGAATGGTTGGTTTAAAATTGGTTCGCTCACTGTTACCTATCAACCTCAAACGTCAATCTAATGAATATAGATTTTGAAAAACTGTTGAAGCTGCTTTTACCTACGTTTTTACGCAGTGGGTTAGTTGATTTGGTGAAAGCTATTGCTTACCCATTTACAACGATCTATACAGCATGGAAAACTTGGTATAATGATATAATACTTCAGTCGTCCATCACATGCCAGGTGATATATTTGGAGTTGATTATCAATTACCGGATTTTTGGCAGTTATAATAGAGTGATCTTTATAACCGATGGTGATCAGGTAACTTACGACTTTATTGTAAATGTGCCTTCAGGAACGGTTTATAATGTTCAACTGCTTATCGGATTGCTTGAGAAGTATAAGGCCACAGGAAAGCGATATACAATCAACCAAACGGCTTATGAATATGAATATGAGTGGGGTTCGCAGGTTTGCGAAAAAGTGGATAGAACCTTCGATTTTGTATGGAGTTCGCCGGTATGCGAAAAAGTACAACCAACTGAGAATCTGATTACGATTCAAAAATCAGGTAATAGTGTTGTTGCTAGTTCTCAGTTCCCTGTTACAAGTCATTTGATGATAGATATCGGAGTTTATGACTCTGGATTAGATCAACATTATTATACAGCTATCGAAATTGTTCAGGGAGCATCGTCAGGCACTTCATATCACGAATATACTTTCAATGTTATTGATCTTGTTCATCTAAATATCACTGCCGATGATAACTATGTTTATACCTATACAATAATTTAATTATGGCATACATTAACACAGGTTACCAAAGGGCAACCGAACTAACAATCAGAGTCAAAGATAATGGTACTGTTGTAACAACGGCTACTTTGCCGCTTATGTCAGCATTCACGCAGTCCGGCGTTACTTATCCGGCTGTGAACTCAACGCAGATAGCACAAATGTCGCTAACTGATTACAATGCACGTGTAACGGCTTATGCTGCTTATGTTACTGCAAACTATCAGAGCCAATATCCAGGGCTTTCAGTTTCATCGACTGGAGCTCGTGTTCAAAACTTAACTTCATGCCCTATTTAATATGAGCTTAGCTTCTTTAATTGCCACTGCCCGTGTAAAATGGGCACAAATACGGAATGAGACAGAAAAGTATGCCAACACGCATCAGCGTGTGGCCGATGCAGCTGATGCTATATTGGATGTGGTAGCTGAGGCTGCGGGAACTGATGGCGTTACTCCTCATATTGGCACAAATGGTAATTGGTATATAGGTACAACCGATACCGGTGTAAAAGCTCAAGGAGCGGATGGTGCAGCGGGTGCTGATGGTATTACTCCCCATATCGGCGTAAATGGTAACTGGTTTATTGGCACAACTGACACAGGTATAAAAGCTCAAGGAGTAAATGGTGCTGCCGGAACTGACGGCCTTACTCCTCATATTGGCGTAAATGGTAACTGGTATATAGGCATAATAGATACCGGTGTTAAAGCACAAGGAGCGGATGGTGATGTGGGTTCTGCCGGAACTGATGGTGTTACTCCTCATATTGGCATAAATGGTAACTGGTTTATTGGTACGACAGATACAGGTGTGAAAGCACAAGGAACTAATGGAACAAACGGAACTAACGGTACAAACGCACCCCTTACAATTTCACTTTTCAAACAAGGAACGAATGGTATAACCTATCCTGTTAGGTTTAAGTGGCCTACTGATAAGACACTTGGAAGTGTTTTGCTTATGAGCAATTGCGTATCAATTTCTGCTAGTATTGGAGCAACAAGCTATGATCATAATACTTTGGTTGGAGTAACATTGACTGCAAACACAGAATTGGTTATTAATGATATTACTATAAATACAGGATATTCAAATGCTAATGCTTTAATTATATGCAATTGATAAAGATAACCGATAACATAGAATTTAATCCCGAACTAAATCTTTCAGGACAATCACCAGAATTCAAGGAATGGTTTAATCTAGTGAATCAACAAATTACAGATAAAACAGTCCCTGATTCATTGGATGAGTATGACCGACCAGTTAGTTTCACCATACAAGTTGGAAACTTAGTTGTAAAAGTATTTTGGTTGTATATTTTTCAAGAGAAATCAAGTTGGGCATGTTCTGATTTTAAAATTGAAATAACACGATAATATGGCAGCAATTTTTTTTAAAACAAGGTATTTTCCTAATGTTGATGGAACTGAAAGCACAACGGCTATAACAAATGCAAATACGACATTTTTGCATACTTATTTAGGAGATGATTCTACTGGTGATGGTACACGTGAAAAACCATACCGAAGTGCAGCAAAAGCATTATTAAAGGGATTGACTTATATATTGTTTAGAGGCGTTGTAAATGAAGCTATGTATTCAAATACGGCGTATTTAATTGGAGATGATATAAATCAGGTTTTAATAACTAATAACTATGCTGTTGGTATATTCATGTGGCGTTTGACTGTTGATCAACCATGCTTTAATCAACAGGGTCACTTGAATAATATAATATCACGAGGTGATTCAACTCGAGGTTTCGGTGGTTATGTTGGTGGAATGGGTAGTTATAGTATTATTATTGGTTATTTCTCTGTGTATGGTGGAGGTACTGTTGGATCTGCTCTAGCAAAAATAACAGCAACTAAGCATTTAGACATAGGTTCTCTGTTATCGGTGGGATATGGGAATAAATGGAGGATTTCTAATTCGTTATTTAATGGACTTAATTTTTCGGCGGCTACAATAGGTCAATTAGACGTGTTGGGAGTAACTTTTAAAGCTTCTTCGATTTTCAAATATGGAGGGGTAAATATTGTAGTTCCTGCATTCGGTAATGACAGCCTTCAGAATATAACGCTACTAAAGAATGCCTACATTGCTGCTGGAGCAGCAAGTTCTGGATTAGAATTACTTTTCTATAAGGATACATTTGGAAATCAGACCTGTCGTATTATAAATGAAACCTTAAGCGGTGGTAATGCGGTAAATGTATTTAATGGTTATTCAGCAAAACTAACTGGTGCACTTTCGGCTGCAATAACAGCAGGCTCAGCAAAGACATCTATAACACTAACTGTTGCTGATTCAAGTTTATGGCCAACTTCTGGAGACTTATTTCTACCAACATCTGCTGATTATATTTCTAATGGCATAACAATGCCTACAGGTAGTATTGAGGTGTTTACATATTCATCTATAACGATAAATAGTTCGACATCTATAACTTTAAATGGTAGTAGTTACACGTTTAAGGTAGCACATTTAATAAATTCAATGTGTACAAAATATGGTAATATTTTGGATATAACACTGAATCCTGACCCTACAAATGAAGCAATTTATTGTAGTTCTCTAGGTGATTTTGTTGGAGGATTAAGGCCGGCAGTAAATGGTATAATTACATCAGGAGCCAACATTGTTAATGTAAATGATGACGGCACTGATACGTCAACTCCAGGTACCCTTATGACTGTTGATTCGGCAGGTAATTTGATTTTCAATACCAGTTCTCAAACATGGAATAGATTAAGAGATGCCAATACTATTTACATTCCTGTTGGCTCTAATTTCAAAGGTATGTCAGCAATGAGCCAAGATGGTTCACCTTTCGGGAACTATCTTGGAAAAAAACAAAACTTGATTGATACCAATATTGTCAATCCTGGAGATGCTCTCGTTGTCGGGCAAATGTATAAGATTTTCAATGATACAGCTAACGATGTGACTAAATCAATCGTGTATAATGGCGTAAATTATCGACCTGAATACACTTTTATTTGTGTTACAGGTGTTACGACTTTTAGTTTGTTGAATGCCGGAAGTGGGACATATTGCAAAAAGGTATTGGCTGATGTTTTGGAAAGTATTGAAATACTTCCGTATGACGATGCTAACACTCCATCTGCATTTCCAAAATTTAGTGCACCTCTAATGGGAGAATGCAAATTACTCTATTATACATCGGCTGGAGCAACACGTTACGGTAAGACGGCTGGGAATCCGGTTTTATTTGGTGATTTATCGGTAGCTAATATGGTAACTGATTTTGGCAATATCAATAATCAATTGGCAATTTATAATGGGTATGCTATTTCAAATGCAGATCAAGAGTTCTTTACTCTAGCTAACCCAGCGTTAGGAAGCCCGAAGAATACCTATTTCACTGTTGCAATTCCAACTTTAAGATATTTGAAAAGAGAAATTAATGGACACTTTGACCAACCCTATGATTATTAATCATTATGGTAAAATTAAACAGTTGTAATATATCCATTGATAAAGGAGTAAATCCTCCTCGCTTCAAACAGCCATTTAAGCTTTTTGAAGCTACGGTATCTGTGGATATGGGTGTTATTCCGCCAAAGAATTACTTCCAAGAAAAGATAAGCACTGCTGGAATAATGATTGATAAAGCAGATGCTTCTACCATGTGGTATCAAGTTAATTAAATTCACACGGAGGCAAAAGAAAGCCTCCGTCTCCACTTAACCGGCTCTCAGGCGGTTACATGACAAAGGTGCGAACACACCACGACAGAGGCTAAATGCCTTGTTGTAGGTGTGTTCGCACCTTATTTTTATGAGCTTTGAGAGCTTGACAAAAGTACTAATTATATATTTAAAAACAAATTTCAAATGAGTAAAAATTTTAATCAAAGTCCCCTACCATTTCAGGGGCAAAAACGTAGATTTCAGAATGAGTTTAAAGAGGCTTTAAAGCAGTTTAGTGATGCACCATTGTTTGTTGATCTATTCGGCGGTTCGGGGTTGCTGAGTAACTGGGTGAAACAACAGTTACCAGATGCTGATGTTATCTACAATGATTTTGATGACTATCATCTTATTAAATTCATTATCTTGTTTTTATCTCTGTTTGCTTTCTGCAAAGAACCTTTACCACTATACTCAAAAATGGTTGAGTTGTCGAAACGTCCATCGTTCCACTCAATTGTTAGGTAAGCTAACTCATTAGTTTTCTTCTTTTTCAAAGCAAAAGCAAATACACCAATCATTGCCATCCGGGCTAGTGTAACTTTTTCTTTAAACGTTGTTCCATCTTCTACAACGACATTTTTCACGTTTTTTCCGCTTATTTTAGCTACTTCATTACTGAATGTACTCAACAGATAAATATCACTGTTTCTGATTCCTAAATTATACCATGATGGCTGATTGATATCAGGATGACCATGAGTATATTTAACTCTTAAAATCGTATTTTTAAAATCATATCCAGCAGATGTGAATCTACGATACCAAATGAAAAGAATTCCTGCAATTATCACAAGCATAGTTATTTCCATAATAATAAATTTAAATGTTATTAATTTGGATACAAAGCTAAAAAAAGCCTTGCACATTTGCAAGGCTTTAAGTTATTAATTTGCAACAATCTGATTTATGTTATCCAGATTAGGCATCATGCATTGTATTAAATTTAAAACGGCATCAAAATTATTAGTAGTTAGTTCTCTATTTACACATTGCAATAGTTCAATTAATTGCTTATGTGTGAAGTCCCATTCTTCAATTACTCCCATTTCGGCAGGAATTTCAATGATAAAGCTATTTTCTTTAAAGTGTACCATTAGTTACGTCCTCCCATAAGTTTATTGGTGATACTCATGCGAATTTCTTTGTCATCAATCCGGCAAACGTCTGCCAATATATCAGCAAGGCGTTCTTGTGTAAGCCGGTTGTGTTTACGTTTATCCGGTAATTGCCTTTGTGGAGCTGCAACGCTGAATAAATTCGGTTGCTCAGTTACATTAATGATTAGTTCTTCAGCCCAATCACGGAATAATCTGGCACGTTCTGACTTGATAAAGAAACCTAGGCGAACTATGCCGCGTTTTGTCCAAAAGACTTGATGTGGCTGAGCATTAAGGGTGTTGCATTTTGCAACGCCCTTTAGAAAATGTTTACCTTCAATAAGTTCAATTGAGTTTCTTGAACTTGTTGAACGAATAGAGTACGGACTTACACCGTAACCATGAGCGACTTCTTTTGTGCTCATTAAAAACTCGTGTTGCGGGTTTGGCAATACATTAACTGTAACACCTTCGGTTACAATCATTGGCAGTAAGTTGCCAGCTACATTCTTTGAGGTCTGCATAACTTCTTTAAGAATTTGTGGTTAGTACTAAAAAAAAGAGAGCCAACGTGCTGCAGACCCCCTTACAATTCCCGATGGGAAGTGAAGAAAAATACCGTTCTAAACGGTTCACGTTGGCTCAAATCTGTTTTCTTGGATTTTGCCATCGATTTAATTGAAAGGTAATCTGCGATGGCAAAAGTACAAAATATTTTGAATAAACAAATAAAATCAGTTATTTTTTTTAAATGGTATAACTGTTACCTCAATTTTTTTACTGACAACTACGCGGCCAGTTCCTTCGCATGTTTCGCATGTTTCAGTTTCGCCGTGTTGGTGAAGCCTATCCCAGTTAGGGTATTTAGTAACTTCACCATCGCCCTGGCATGTGCGGCAAAGTTCGACAGTTGGGTGTTGATATCGGTTAGTGATCATATTAGTTTTGTTTAGCTTTATCGGTTACTTTGGTACTGATCACTTTTTGATTGTCGCGGATGGCGCAAAGCTGATAGAACAATTTTCGGAGTGTTTCCACGGTGTTGAATGTTCCTATTCCGCGTTTATTGATCATGCCCTGGGCGCGTTGTTCGTCGGTGAGCACCCATTGATATCGCGGGGCGGCAAGTTCGGCGTTTACTGCAGTCCAATCTTTAGCGGTGGACTTGATGCTGCGTTCGGCCAATACCTGAAGGCATTTGTTACGCAGGCCACGGATTTGGGTTTCTTCGGGGGCGTTGGCTGCAGCCAGTGGGCGACGTTGTGCCGGTTGCTTGCTTTCTTTGCGTCCCATTCTGTTTTGAGCGTTCAGTATCAGCAAGTCTAATTGTTGCTCGTTCAGGTCTTTGGTGCTTTCAATACCGTGGAACGTGCCTTCTACAATCACCTCTTTGTACTTTTCTTCGCCCAGGGCAATAAGTAACCGGTGAAACTGTTGCCGTTTTTGCCTGAGAGTTTCATCGGGGTTTTTAGTTGTGTTCATAAATATATCTTTTTAAAATGAATTCGTTGATTCTTTCGGTTTCTTCGGCGCGGATGTTGCATACTGATTTGTAATTGCAGCCTTTGCCGTTGGTTGATCGGGTGCGCTCCACTATTATGCATCGTTCTGATGATGCTATGAAGCATATCCTTATTATTTTGCTCTTATTATCATCATACACCACTCCGTAGGCCATTATATTATCGTCATCGTCGCGGGTATGGTTTACTCCTTTATACTTCCAGGTACTTGGGAGCTTCAGCTGAGTAAAGAAATAATCGGGGGTCATTATTCAAATTCTTTTGAGCAATAATGCATTAATAAATCATGTTTTGAGTCAAATAGAGTTGAAGGCTCATTTTCCAAATAGCATAGTGTTTTTGGTTGTTTTTCATAAGTACCTGTTTTGGCCGATTTGAATTGCACGTTTTCTTCAATTATTCTTTTATTGTCTAAACTAAGTCCATTGCATCGTATTAATGATGATTCTCTTGTATATCCGAAGGTGTTAGTTGACATGCAAACATCGAATTTACATCCAATAAGTGTTACGTCTTTGATTGTCATAATCTAATATCTTAAATTAGTCCAGTGAATAAGTTTACCTTTGAAGCCTTTGCAGAACCAATGAAAAAAATCATCTGTAGAGTCGAATCCATCATAAAAAGCCAAATATCCAATTTGATAGTTTGTGAGGCGTTTTTTATCGACTATTATACCGTAATTAATTCCGTTGTAGTTATAGCACAAATCTTCATTTTTTGTGCTTGTTTTACCGATATAAATGCGTTGTGTTCTAGTACATTCGTTTTCGGAAAACTGCTCGTATTGTTTTGTTCTAACGCCATGAGCATGTTGTATTTTTAAACCGGCACGCCAACGTTCATGAATATCTTCACGTATTGTATGTCTTTTTACTTCGACAAGAATTTTGCGCTTAAAATCGGTTGGTTTTCCCCAGGGGAATTGCTTTTTGTATCCTAGTATCATAGTATGCTCCTTTCTTCTATGATTATATTGTTTTCGTTTGCATAATTCAGAGCGTAGAGCATACCTGAGCTATAGCCATAGTCAACATAGAAAACGTGTTTTTCGGCAACTTTTCGCCATTCCAATCCGGCATTTATACCAAGCATTCTTTCATCCATTAGGTTGTCATCCAATACACCTGGTTGTGTGTAAAGTAAATGGCTTGCAAGTGGTGATTCACCGCGCATAAGTGAATCGCGAAGGCATGCTCTTGCATAGGCTATATTGTGGTCAATATTGCCTGCGTATGGGCTTTCAATAATTACTAATGTCATTTGAGTTGTGTTTAAATTGTGTTTAAATGAGACGCACGCCGTGCGTCTGTACTTGTACCGGCCTGCGCTCAGGTTATCGGCTTAGGGCTAATGCAGCGGGTCGAGGCTGCAAAAGCGGTAAATTAAATGAGGTCTGTATTAGGTTTTGAAATTGCTTCCAATATAATTGGATTGATTTCTTCCGTTTCAGCAACCGGCTCTTCCACCAAATCAAAGGCACTAATGCTCAATGGTAATGAGTGCCACTTGTTGTCTTCATCTTTGAACTTCACTTCAACGAATTGGCAGCTTTTCACCGGTTTGTAACTGTCTTCAATAATGCGTACACCGTCGTTCAGTTCCTCATCTTGTTCTTCGTTGGCGTACTGGCGTAGTTCCATGACGCGGGACGGTTTCAGGTTACCTTTTGCATCGGTTCTGAGCAAAGCACTTAAAATCTTACGAAACTTTTCAGCTCCTTCCGTATCTGTCAGGCGTGCCATGTAGTTCTTTACTTTTTCGATTCCGGTACTGAATGTGTCATCGTAACCGTCTGTGACCCGATATCCGATTTTGATTGAAATTTCGGACTTCGTATCGGTGAACGTGTGGCTTTGTTGGCCTTGCTTCACTCCATAAATTTCTTCTTTCATTTCAATGATAGCATCGAAACTGTCGAATACCAGTTTTTTGATATTCAGAATGTGTTTGCTGAGTCCTACAAGCGGTTTGAATACGTCAGTCACCGTATCGCTAACTAAGATTTTGTAAGTGTCTCGTTGGTTCTTCATAGCCTGTTTTTCGGCTCTTTCTTCAGCTTCCAGTTGGCGTTTCAGTTCTGCCTTTTCGGCGGGTGTCAATTGTTTGACATTGATTATTGTTTCCATTTTGAAATTAGTTTAAAAAATTTATTTTTATAAAGTAGTAAATTGCTAATCCTGCAGCTGCTAATGCTGCGCCTATTGTTGCTCCCAGCAGGGAAGCGAAAATGATCAGTGCATTATCGTCTATGTTTTCGTCGAACGTGTCATCCTGATCGTAGTCTGGTATTTCATTCCCATTCGTCATCTTTATCCATTTTGAGTTTAATAATGAGAATAATAAGTAGGCAAAGAGCTATAATTATAGGCGTGTATAAAAATGCGTCTGAACTCATGGCTGTACGTTTTTGAGTTCTACAAATATGCGATCAGGTAACATACATATTAAATTTTCAGGTGATGAGCATGCAACGAGTGGTTTTCCTTCAAATTCGTCTGAAGGATTTATAGTTTCATAAAAGCCACACCCTTTACAGGCGTTGCAGTCCAAGTTTAAAGAAGGTTGTACTTCATAGGTTTTACCTTCGTTGGTGAATGTTTCGCCAATGTTTAAATCAATTCTTTCCATGTACTATTCTTATTTTAAGGTTATTGTATTCATTTACGTATTCTTGAAATTTTGGGTCTAATGCCGATGTTTCAAGTATCAGTTCTTCCAGTTCATCAAAGCGTTTTAGTTCTCTGTTTCTGCGAATAAGTTCGTTAGCTACCATTACCTGACTTAATGAATTTGAACCTCTGACTTGTGTAAATTGCTCTGGATGTTCGGCTCTCATTCGGGTGTTTTCTGCTTTAAAATTATTTGCCATATTCAAATATCATTAAGGGTTCATTTTTATTGATTCTCTCAATTTCGCGGTTTAAAGCTGCTTTCGTTGGAAACTTCATATGAATACACCAGGAAGAATTTCCAGTCATTTGAGTTATCTTTAATTCTTCAATACTTACTCTCAATAGGATAAATCCTTTCTTCGTGAGCTTCATTCTATCGTAATTTGTCATGATATTACAGATTTAAAGAGTTATAATCAATACTGTAGCTCATTTGAGTGGCGCGAATCAGGTCGATGCAATCTTTGATACCGCGGAAGGTTTGTTTTGCCAACCAACTGCGTGAACGTAAAGCCTGGCGTTTCTTTTCATCAACCCGGTTCAGTAGGATATTCAGTGTTTCCTTATCGGTTATGCCGTTGGCTTTGAATATTTCTTCAGCTTCCTGTTCGGTTGGTGCACTCAGCTGATAGGTGATGTAGAATAATCGGTCTTTTGTTTCGCTGAATAAGTGGCGTTCTCGGTGCGTGCCGCGTATCAGGTTTTTCATAAAGTACGGCGTTCCGGCCATAACTATGCCGCAAACGTCCAATAAAGCGGTCATTACGTCCTTCAGAACGGTTACGTTATGGCCTTCGAGTTTTGAAACTTCGTCGATAATTACCAACATGTCCTGTTTGGTAGCATAAGCGCGCATTACTTCAATTTGTGCGGCCATTGTGCCGTGTTCGTAGCATCCCATAGCTTCCATCAGTCCGGAAATGAATTGCTTGTTTGTACCTTTGGTAGCTTCGAAATACACTACTTTGAATCTGCGTTCTGCTTCAATCATTTCGCGGTATTTGCCCAGGGCAAATGATTTACCGTAACCTCCGTTTCCGATTACCGGAACGAACTTTTTCAGGTTGTAGGCAATGTTACAGGCTTCGAAAACCTTTTTCAAATTGTCGGTGGCTACACCGCGGTAGCTGTTTGACTTTTCGATATACTTTTCAATGGCTTCCCATGTGTCCTGACCAACCATGCCGGGTTTGTCCCAGTTGTTTTTAATGTGGCTGAACTTGCTGCCATTAGTGAAACCAAGGCGTTTGGTTGCAAACTCGTTACCGGATAGTCCGGAAGCTTCCTGCATGGCGATGATCGTGTCGCGCAATGCCTTTTTTTGTTCGTTAGTGAATTCTTTCATATCTTTGTTTTTTGTTTTAAGAACCCTGTACGCAGAAACTTTCAAACGGTCTGTGTATGGGGTTCGGTTGTTTTATTAAAAATTGAATGTTTTAAATACCGTTTCGTCCTGATATCCCTTTTGAAGTTCGATAACTACAGTTTGAATTCTAGCATATTGAAATGTCTTGCGAGGTAGAGCTGTAAGTGATTTCATTCCAAATCCTTTCAGGTACCGTAGTCTTACATCTGAATCTGAAAGTGTAAACCAAGGCATTAAAGCAATCACATTATCAGACATTTTCATGCATTCAGTAAGTATATAATACCCGACTCTCATTCCCTTTCCTTTTATATCATCAGGAGCATTATCCATGAATGCAGATTTCTCCGAAAAAGGTGGATTCATTATGATTGAATCATATCGTTTTGATTTATCGTGTAAGAAAAAATCTTCTGCAGATTCGATATTAAAAAATCCTGTTTCGATTACACTTTTAATCATATTTCCTAGTCCTGGTGTAGGCTCAAATATACTTTTTGAGTGTTGTGGAATAAGGTTTGCCATGTAATCACATACAGGTACCGGAGTTTGAAAATTTGTGTCAATAATCATTATCCTATATTTAAAATTTTACGTTCTTTTTCAGTAAATCCATCAGCCATACCATTTCGGGCATCTTCCTGTTGGTTGTTGCGGTTGTTTACCGTGCGTTTGTCGGTATCCCACCAACCAAAACCGCCATCTGTACCGGTTGCTTTGAGTTCTCCCAGGATTGACATCTGACGTTCTAATTCGGTGATTGAATAGTTCGAACCAAACTCCAATTGTTTGGCTTTAAATGCTACTTTCTTGGTGTTTTCGCCTTCTTTCAGGTCGGCCACACAGGCTGAGTAGCGTTCTTTTTCGTAAGCGTGGGCAATGACAATTCCATTTTGCAGTAAGGTGCACATTTCAGGTTTCGCCATATCAATGCGTATTTCAAACTTTTCGCCCAGGTGTTCGTTGCAGAATATGAAGTCACCCACGTTGTCGGAATCCGGAACAATGAAATTGTATTTCTTCTTTTCAATTTCAATCTGAATGCCTTGTGTGGTGTATTTATACGGCTGTTTGAGTGTCATTACAAACAGGCTTAATTTGTCGAAATAGTTGAGTTTAGCGCGTTTTTCGTGGGCAATGGTTTCGTACCGGTATATCTTACTGTCACCCACAAAGCGGCCATAAGAGTCGCGCGCTTCGCCGCGTTTATTCCATTCATTCACTGCCTGATTGAATTCGTCAATCACCTGGTCGAAACGTGGTAAACGGTCGGTGTCTTTTCCCAGTTCCTTGAGTAGTTCCGGATTGGCTTTGGAGTTTAGCCGGCGTGTGTCAATGTTACCGCCTTTGAAGTTTTCGCGTTTACGCAAAACCCGCTGTTGGAAATGTCCGATAATTGATTCCACGTATTTGGAACGGCCTTTGTACGGTTCGCAGGGGAAATGTACGCGGCTCATGTTGCTCATCAATGCCTGGACTGCATAACTTACGTTAGCGGATGAGTTATCGTACTGTATTTGATAGGGTTTGTTCCCCCATTTATCCAATGTGTTTTTCAATGCTTCGGTTACCATACCCGCCGTTTCGGCAAAGGCAATGGAGTGGCCAATAATGGCACCGGTACAAGCATCGGTAACGAAATAAGCGTATAGATCGCTTTGAATTTTGCCGTTGGCATCCAAATAATAAAGCTGCGTGGTTGTACCGTCAATGCTCCACAATGCATCAGGAAACGATGGGCGTTCGCGTTGTGCCAATGGCTGCAGATCGTTGTCGCCGGCTAATTTTCCATGGCGGGCATAATACCATACTTTTTTCACTTTCGGTATGTTCAGGTAAGCCTTAACAGCCGATGTTGTCATTTCCGGTTTATCGTTTTCAACCGCCCAGTCGTTGTACATCATGCTGACATCTTCCCAAGAGAATTTGCGACGGTCTGAAGCCAGTTCTATCATTTTGGCGTGTACCATTGCATCGGCTTTCTCACGGTTCACGTTGCCGGCACCTTTGTGCATCATGCTGTTGATGCCATCGCGCTTGTATTCCACAGCATTGCGAAGCAAAACGCGCAGATTATTGATAGTTGTTTTCTTGAAACGTATCAAAGCCGGTGCGCCTGTTTGCTCGTTTAAAACGTGTTTAAACGCAGCCTCGCGGAACTCTTCAACGGAACGGTAACCAACGGAACGAACACGGCGCACGTCATACTCATTGAGCAAACGAAGCCAAGCAGCAGCGCGTGCCAGTTGGTGAGCTTCGGTGGCGGTGTAGAGTTGTGAGTCCATAAGCGTTTTAAGTTCGGTAGCGTCTATTTGAATGAGTCCGGGCAACTGATCGGCAATGGCCGTGAGGACTGAGTTGTTTTTTGTTTCGGTTTTTTTCTTCAGATAAACTTCAGGTTCCAGTGTTTCGCAATACAAAGTGCGTAACATGAGCTGATATTTAGGCTTTAAGAACTCATATTGAAAGTAAAGTCTACCGCCGATTATTTCGCTTACCCAGCAATACACCTCACCTTTTTTGCAACCACATGCCGCGCGTTTCAAATAGCCGGATGATAGTCCGCATTTCTCAACCTTTAAGCCTGAGAATACTATTTTGTTAGTTATAGGTGAATATATTGGCATGTCGTTTAAATAGCGTTTAAATTATTGTTCCTGGGCGGGGAATCGAACCCCGCGAGAACCGTTCAGGATAGTTTGATTACAAGTTCTTTAAGTTTTTTGAAAGCCTGTGTATCATCTATGGAATGACCTCCGGTTCTATCTTTATACATATTGCTTTCAATTTTTACTATCAATTCTTCAGCTAGTTTATAAAGCTCAGGCATTTGGGTTACTATTTCAGCCTTTTTTAAAGCATTATTAAGCCACATTGTATTTTCCATCCATACTACTCCTGCAGGCGTTGAAATACTGCATATAGGTGTTTTTGCACCATCGTCAGCTTTTACTTTGATTATACCTTGAAATTTATCTACTTCGGTAAACCATTTTGAATTAATTAGTTGTTTCATGCTTCTTTGATTTAGAGGGTTTTTTATTCTGTTTTTGAAATTGTGTTTCGTAATGTTTAAAAGTTTCACCTACGCATTCCTGAATGGTGTAAGTGACAAATTCGCGTATCGCGAATGATAGTTTTGAGCGTTTGTTGTGTATCTCAAGGTATTCGGTGGCTATGAACTCAGCTGTGAACTTATCCATCTTGATAAGAAACTCAACCGGTGAGGCTCTGAGTTTATGTTTGCCGCCTTCGGATACACGATTGCGTTCACCATTGATATAGTCTAACTTTTCCTGAATCATGCTGCGTAGGTAACTGTCAGCCATTAGTTGCTCCACGGTTTCAAATGTTGGGAGTTCGGGGGTTTTAGCGGGTTTATTCATGTTTAAATGGTATTTAAAAGTTGATTTGTTGTTGACCTGTTGAGCTGCTGAGTACCTGCATAGAGTTCGATTCGCTGTAGCGGCCTTTGATGTATGCACGGCCATTCTTTACCATTACCAATACGTCAACCTCATGTTTCCATTTGGTTACGTCAACGCCCATTTGCATGATAAGATGCCAGGATAGTTTGCGCTTCTTGAATCGGTGGCGCATGGCTTCAAACTGGTTGTAAGTCATTTGTACGTGTTGAACTGAATCCATTATCACAAATCGAAACTTACCGGATTTAATACAGGCTTCTATTTCTTCAATGTTCTTGCAATGGATAAACCGTACATTGGTGGAGGTTACGTTGCAAAGCTTTAGGCGGTTTTGCAGAGTCTTGGAGTTTAAGCGTTCTTCGGCACTGATATATAATGCTCTTCCAAAGTTTTCGCCTATATATTGAGCAAATTTGGCAGCGTATGTACTTTTACCGCTTTTTGCTTCGCCCTGGATAAGGGTACTAAACCGGATGTCCGGCTCACCAAACAGCAACTGCCATTCACCTTCAAAGGCGTATGTTTCTACAGTGCGTTCAGAAATTTCGAGGGGTGATTGAGTTCTCATAGCCTAGTTCTGTAATGCAAGCCAAATTGCGTAAGCTTCTTGTTGAAGTTTTTCAAGTTCAACTAATGTAAGGTCGTCCTGAATAATCTTTATATCATGATTTACTAGAACTGCAGTTCTTTTAAGATCAAAACTTGTAACTAACGTTACTGAATTGTCTCCAAAATTCTGAATCATACCATTTTCGGCTGTGTTGTGTCTGGTAATGATCGCATCCATTACGTTTGGTTGTGGTTGTTGTGCTGTTGTGTTCATAATGTTTATTATTGATTAATTGGTTTACCGTATTTTTCTTTTGCGCATTTCATTATGCGATCATAAGTGTCTCCTTTCCCGTCCCTCAGTGCGTTAGTCACTGTGTTTTGGTGAATTCCAAGCGTTGTTGCAACCTCAGTTTTCCATCCGTGTGGAAGTACTGGAGGTAATTCTAAGTTGATAATTTTTGTATTCATTGTATTTGTGTGTAAGAATTTTACTACTTTTGCTGCGTTGTTGATATTCACAACGGCACAAAAATAAATCTTTTTGATTTACTGTGCAAGAAAAAAGTAAACTATTTTTATTTATGTCGCAAAATAATTCTGAAATACGCAAGAAATGGCTTATTGTTGAGGTTGAAAAACTCAATAATAAAGGTATTTCTAATGTCGAGATTGCAGAAAAGACAGAAGTAAAGCCTCAGTTTATCACGAATCTAACTAAGGGAAGTAAGTTTCCAGGAGAGAAATTTATCAATAAATTTTGTGATGCCTTCAATATAAACCAAAATGATTTATATAACAAACAAAAGGTTTATTTTAATGAGCCGGTTGATATTGATGCGGTTGCTGAGTCAAACAAAGTAATTGAGTCTAATCGGGATGGTATTCCACTTATACCTGTCGAAGCTATTGCCGGATTAGCAAAAGGAGATATAACAGTTATGAGTTATGATATAGCCGATAGGTACCTTGTTCCTGAGTTCAGTTCGCGTGGAGTAGATTATTTGATACGTGTATCTGGTAGTAGCATGTATCCAAAGTATAGCAATGGTGATATACTGGCCTGTAAGCCGATACTTGATTTGTCATTTTTTCAATGGGGTAAGGTTTATGTGTTGGACACTGACCAGGGCGCGCTTGTAAAACGCTTATTTGAAGGTAAAACCGATGATAGTATTGAGTGCCGATCAGATAACAAAGATCACTATCCACCCTTTCAATTACCCCGTACATCCATCCGATCAGTATCCATTGTAGTAGGTGTAATTCGCCTGGACTAATCAGCTCCGCAGGTATAAGGACGCGCCCCTTACCCGCAGGCGTTCATAAAAAGCCGATTATACCCCAATTTACAAAACAAAAGTACTTTAGTAGTACAAAAATAAAAAATCGTGCAAACTGCTAAATTTACACGATTCGTAGAAAGAAATTTACACGATTGGTTTTGCCAATTAAACAATAGTTTCGTGAAGTA